ATATAATATATAGGTGGCTGTCCGGGACACGACCACGTTTTTATGGTCTTGTCTGTCCTTTTAGGACAAAGACACAACCATAAATTAATGGTGCTGTCTTATTCGGACACGACCACGTTTTTATGGTCTTGTCCTTTTTCTTTTATCAAATTTGAGTTCTTATCGAACCAATATTTTTTAGATGAATTTAATCTGCGAGTAACTGTTTTTACAGAAATTCCTAAATATTCAGCTACCTCTTCTTTCGATGGTGGTTCGCCAAAATTCGCATTTTCGATTGCTTCGTCAAACTCTATCAGCTTTTGCTTTTTGTCTTCCTTTGCGTTCTTTTTGCGAGTTTCTTTAGCTTTCAACCAACCCGGCTTATCATCGTCCAGCTTAATATCAGCTAAAACTCCCGAATCGTCCAAAAAATGTACTGGATAGCTAAACCACATATTGACAGGCTTGAACTTGGCAAACTCCCGAAGAGTGCCTTCCACGCGCCACGCTGTCGAAATTTCGATCGCTCGACGGGCTTGTTCGATCTTATCCGTCCAAGGCTTACGATCGAGCACGTTTGGAATCGCACGTTCGAAGTGTTCTCTCATGACGCTTGCGCTCTGGAGATCGTCAAGGCTTACTTGGTCTTGGTAATAGTCAATGTTTGCTGCTCGAATTGCTTCCTTATAGATACGTGTCGCCGTGTGGTTGATTCGTTGCGCGTATAGCTCCTCTGTCACGTCAAGTTCCACTAAGTCGATCAGCGCGTCTGGATCTCGAGCGAATACGCCCGAACCGCTGGCCCGGTCCATTGATTTTTTGCCCCCTTGAGCACCTTTTGAGTGGTGGTGGCAATAGATCACCGAGCAGCCGAGCTCTGTCGCTACTTTGTCAAACTGATTCGTAAAGTGCGCCATCTGATCCGCGCTGTTTTCGTCACCCGTCAAGACTTTATAGATCGGGTCGATAATGACGGCTATATAGTTCTTTTTGAGGGATCGGCGGATCAATTTCGGTGCTAGCTTATCCATCGGTACGGTCTTACCGCGCAAGTTCCAGATATCAATATTTTGGAGATTGTTCGGCTGAAGCCTCATCGCTTCGTACACGTCGCGGAATCTGTGCAAACATGATGCACGGTCTAACTCAAGATTGACGTATAAGACCTTACCTTGCGTACACTTCCACTCAAGCCATTTCTTACCTTCTGCAATTGCGATTGACATTTCGATCAAGCTGAATGACTTCCCGGCTTTTGACGGCCCAGCGATCAGCATTTTGTGCCCTTGGCGAAGGACGCCTTCGATCAGCTCGGGCGCAAGCTCTGGGAGGTTGTCCCAGCTATCGCCCAGCCCTTCCGGATCTGGAAGATCGTCGTTCAAGTCCTCGATATACTGGTACCACTCTTCCCAGTTGCGCTTGCCGATATTGGTATCGACAAGGAATTGTTTCTGGCCGTTACGCTCGAATCCCGGCATACGGGACAGGCGCGACGGGTTGCGGTTTTGTGTGTCGACTGATATTCCGTTTTTCTGACAGATCTTATATAAGTAGTCGACGCGTTTTCTGTATTCCTCATAATTGCCAGCGTCCACTTTCACGATAGCGTGTAAGGACTTGTTTCCACTATAGACGAGGGCCACGATCGGCAATTCAAGCTCTTTATAGATCGCGTTTTGCTTTTCAACGCTCATGCTGTCAGACTCAACGAGTGCGTACCGATAATCAGTTACGTTCTCGTTTTTGGCTCCCTTGCCGTCTAACGGATTGAATCGGATCCACGCACCAGCTTCCTTGTGATAGTCCCCAAGGACAGCCCCGATATCTCCGTTACACTTGGATAGCTGCTCGATCAGTTGCCCGGCTGTCCGGTCATAGGCCCCCTTGGTTGGAAGCCATTTTTCGATCTCGCCCGTCTCGTCGTTTACTTTTGGATATGACTCGGTAACATAACCGACATTCTCAGATGATTCGAATAGGGCCTCGAGATATTTAATAATCTCTTGTACCGGGTTCCAGTTTGTAGGCTCATGAATCTCTTTTCCCTCGATCCAGTTCTTATCAATGACGCGATAGTCTCGATCGATCGTATCGTTCCAATCGAGCTCATGGGCTCCCTCGCTATCGCTTGAGTATGGATTCACCCAGCCGTGATCTTTTGCGAGCTGTACGATTGTACCGCCCGTGACGATGGAACCCGCTTCCTCGTTGAAGGTGTCCCATTTCTTAAAACATTCGAATTTCCGGTATCGGGCCGGATCACGTAAGGACCAATTATCCCAGTCAGACGCGGTGTACCCTTCGTGCTTTAAGGCGAATCCGACGTTTATCCATTCTTGATAAGATAAAATCGAGGGGTCTATATGGTCCAGTAATGGTAATAAGTCAAATTCTCGTTCCACTAGTCCCCTCCTTTCCATTTCTTGTACACTTTTGTAAAAATTTCTTTTACGAGCTCTTGTGGTATGTTTGAGCGTTCGTTATATGACGTCGAGAAATCTTGCCAAGTAACCTCTGGTTTATTCGCTTCGTTGTTAAGTTGTAAATCTAGGTTACTGGCAAATTTCGTCGGTTTTTGAATCGGGTAGCCGTAATTGTTATAACGAGTCGGATTTTTAAACGGTAACTCAAAGCCTATGACTTCTTCAATATATCGCCATATTCTCCCACTAGCTGGGTTTTCTATGATAAAAAACTCCGGCTCGTATCGTTTAATAATCTCGATCGTGTTAAATACACATAACTCCCCATTGACTCTCTTCATAAATTGTCGATCGTACTTGTAATTGTTGTACGCTTGCTCATAATCGCTATTGCTTCGGATCGTGAACGGGCTTGGCTCCTTTTGTGGTTCGAAAAGACTGTCTGATAGATCCTCTTTCTTCCAGCAAGCGTTACCGTTAGGAATTGCGCTCGCATTGCTCCAGCTCTCGCAAGGAGGGCTCGCAATTATTAAGTCGGGTTTTGGCAGCTTATCAAGCGTATCGAATAAGGTATTATTTCCAAATAATCGACTATAATCGGCAAGATTTAAATTTATGAAATGATTATTCTTGCGTTCGATATCAATCCCTATTGGGTGTATTTCAATATCACACAAGTCCTTATCGTTTAGATCCTTGACGCCTTTTGTATAACTCCCATTCCCACTATCAAAAAGGGCCCATACGATCATTTTTTTCAATTAGTTCTCCTTTTTAGCCATTCCAGCGACTCCGAGGCTCAATCCTAAAAGTCCGATAAGGCTGATCGCGATTCCGAAATCTGATCCCGTATTAGGAAGTGTAGCCGGTGCGCTGTACGCTTCGACTGTTTCTTCGAATTCGTTTTTCGCGTGGTTTTCGCTTGATTTTTCACGCGATTTGACGATCTTCACTTCTTCGACTTTTGGCGTTTCTTTTGGCGTTGGTGTGTTTGGCTTGTCTTGTTTTTGTTGTGGTTTTGGTTCGTCGCGTTTAGGTTCCGGAATATCAATCACTAGTTCCGGCTTATCCAATACTGGCGCGTCTGGAGGTGTCACCCCGCCTTTCCACTCTGGTTTATCCAGCTGTGGAGCGTCAAACGGTACCGTACCGCCTTTCCATTCCGGCTTGTCTAAAACAGGAGCTTCATTCGGTACAGTTCCAATAGGCTCTGTGTATTCCGGCTTTTCTCGTACTTCTGGAATACCCGGAATACCACCTTGGAACTCTGGGACGTCAACTTTTGGAGATTCCTTTGGAATTTCAAACGTTGGCTCTGGTTTATTTTCGCCAGATGCATCACCACGACCACCGACCAAGTGAGCTGAGCTTTTAGAAGTAGCGCCGTCATTTTCAGCTTTTAATTCAACCTTATTGGTTGGATTCGTGCTATCCTTAACCGCATTAGTCAATTTAGTCTTGTAATTTAGATAGATCATATGATCGAGACGATCCATCGTGATTGTGAAGCCATGATCTGACTTACTAATAGATTTCACGAGATCCATAGCAGATCCTTTATCGATCCAAGGATCTAGGCTTTCAATATTCTTGATTTCAAAATAGTTATCAATTAGCTTTTGGTTTTCGCTCATTTCGTCGATGATTTTCACATAGTTTAGGACTTTGCGCGCATAATTGACGCGTACAGTCCAGTTGATAACCGTCGGATCGTTTTCGTCTTGGCTTCCCCACTTGGAAAGGAGTTCATCGCTTCCGATCTCTTGTTCTTTGCCGATTGTTGCATTTACGATTGTGCCGTTAAAGTTCGCACTAACGGGCTGGCCACTTTGGACCTTGTCAGTCCATTTTGCGTCCATTTTAAGGCTCATTTGTTTGTTTAGTGGGTGGTTTTTAAAATAATCGTTAAATACGGTTGTCACGGTTCCCGCTTGACTGTCTGCGGTAGCTTGACCGACGACCGCATTTTCTGGGTTGTGCACGTCGAAAGTGAAGCTCGTTTGAAACGCTACTTCTTTAGGAAGTGTGAACGTTACCTTATCGCCTTCGTTGATCTCGAGATCGTCGGGGAAGTGGACGTTCTTATATTCCACGCTGAAGGGTTGATACTTCCCTGTACCGTTTGACTGATCGACAACGACTTCTGGGTTTGTAACTTCGATCACATTCCCGCTCTTTTCAAAACTTGTTGAAAGTCCTGCTCGTTCGTTATTCTCAGCTTCAACGCTTCCAGCTCCCGCGTCATTGTCAGAATTTGCTGATTGATCTGCTTCCGTTGCTGGAATAGCTGATTCAGTTCCGCTTGCTGTGTCGTTTTGGTTCGTTGCAATTGTTGTTGTCTCTGGCGTGATTCCTCGATCAGACTCATCGGCATTTACTCCCTTAATTCCTAGTGTAGCTGTTGCAATAGTAGCGACTGTCAAAAGTGTTAATTTGTTAGTTTTCATTGTTTTTCTCCTTTTTTTAGTTCGGCAAGTATTCGCTTGCTCTGATTCCGTGCGGTATTCTCCACCCGTTCGCTGCGATTCGATCAATCATGATTCGAGCGTTCTCAAAGCTCCACATTCCGACGTTCCGGAAGCCTCGACTTTCGAGGAAGCGGATCTGCTTCGGTGTCGTGAGTCCTTCGCTCTGGCGCTTGTGCAATCGGTCAAGTAATATATTCGCTTTTCCAGCGTTGCCCACCTCATCGGTAAAGATCCCGTATTTCTCGAGGGCCTTGAGTTGTTTTTCAGACGGCGGGGCCATCTCCCAGCCAAAATTCGGAATATAGCTCGAAAGATCTTCCGCATGAATTGACATTTCAAATTGAAGCGGATCGACGAGCTTTCTCTTGCGCTTACGCATTTCTGCGAGTTGTTTCGCAAGAGCTTCTTCACGTTCTGCGACAACGTCTTCCGCGCTCTTGACTTCCATCTGCTCAAGGTCAATCACGACGCCCGTTTCTTCTTCCATGTTCTCGACCATTTTTTTAGTCACTTCCGGACTTTCGCTTATCAAGTGAGCTGGCCGACAAAGCTCATGTCGTTCCGTGTGCCATAAGAAATCAAGCAAAAGAAGCTCGTCTTTCCCGGGGAAGAGACGTGTCCCACGGCCCACCATCTGCGAATAGAGCGCGCGGACTTTTGTCGGCCTTAACACGACCACACAATCAACCGACGGACAATCCCAGCCCTCAGTTAGTAGCATTGAGTTACACAAGACGTTATAACGACCTTTTTCAAAGTCTTCGAGTATTTCGGCCCGATCCTTGGATTCGCCGTTTACCTCTGCTGCTTTAAAGCCTCGCTCGTTTAAGATATCGCGGAATTTTTGGCTTGTCTTGACTAGTGGAAGAAAGACGACTGTTTTTCTATCCTTGCAATACTTGGCCATTTCGTCCGCGATCTGTACGAGATACGGATCGAGTGCCGTTCCAACGTCACTCGCCTTGAAATCTCCCGCGGACATTGCCACGCTTGATAGATCGAGATCGAGCGGAATCGTCAAGGCCTTAATCTTGGATAGATAGCCTTCTTTGATCGCTTGCACTAGTGAGTATTCATAAGCCAAGCTGTCAAAGTACGAACCGAGATTGCGCATATCAGATCTATCTGGCGTCGCTGTAACCCCCAAGACTTCCGAATCTTTGAAATAGCCCAGCACCTTTTGATACCCGTCAGATATCGCATGGTGCGCCTCATCGACCACGATCACGTCGAACCAGTCGGGAGGAAATTGACTTAAACGTTTCTCGCGCTGCATAGTTTGAACGGATCCCACAACAACGCGATACCATGAACCTATAGACGTACTTTCGGCCTTTTCTAGTGCCGTACCGAGGCCTGTCGCGGTCTTGAGCTTGTCGCTTGCTTGATCCAGCAATTCGGATCTGTGAGCAAGCACTAAGACGCGCTTCCCTTCTCTGACTTGATCTTCAATGATTTTAGAAAAAACGACCGTCTTTCCCGTCCCAGTCGGGAGGACTAGAAGGGTACGTTTCCGACCTTCTAGCCACTCACGCTGAACGGCTTCCCGTGCCTCTTGCTGATAGGGTCTTAACTCCATACTTTAGAACCTCCTATATTAGAACGGCCCTCCTGTGAAGCCTCCCTGTGCTGGTTGTTGTGGTTGTTGCGGTTGATACTGTGGCGCTGGTTGTTGGTACGCTTGGGCTTGTTGTCCCGGTTGTGCGTTTAATACTTTCGTATAGTCCACGTCTTCGGCGTAAATCATACCTTTCACTTCGTTGTACTTATTGCCGTTATATTCACGAGATCCAACTTTACAAACTCCGACTTTTCCGATAATCGCGTTCCAGTCCATACGAAGGGGCTCACCTTTGCGTTTTTGCCCAATAGCTCCAAAGAACGCTGATAACATTCCCTCGGTTGAACTGTGTAAGAATAAGTTGTGGCGCAATTCTGTTTCGCCTTCATTCGCTACGATAGTAAGGTGTACTGTCGCTTTCGGACAAGCTGGGAGCTTACCGGGATTTTGATGGTTTGGCGTGTGACGTCCGCGATCGTAACTCTTAACCGTGAACCAGTATAGACCATCTGGTAAAAAAACGAATTCGGAATCCTTTTGAATTGTGTCGCCCCAGCCAAATTCGCGATCAAAGTTGTTGTTAAATTGTTGTTGTGTCATGATGAAATTTCTCCTTTAGGTTTATAAATTATTAGTGTTAAATGGTAATTTAGGGCCTTTCCGGACTTGGTTTTTAATGACGTCGAGTGTAGCGTCCCAATTCGCGACGATCATGTCCCAGTAATTGCTCGGGAAGTTTTCGATCGGCGTCCCCATCGGGAAGTGTCCCCGAATATAAGCGACTTCTTGCAATTCGTTTTCGGTAACGTTGTTCGGTACCATTAAGTCGATCAATGCTTGTGGTAAGAGTCCCGCTTGTGGAGCTCGTCCCATTTCTTGGGCCACTTCTTGAGCAACCTCTTGCAATTGCTCGTTAATGTTTTGCTTTTGGGGCTCTGGTGTCGGTTGTGGCTGTGGCTCTGGTTGTGGCGCTGGCGCCGGTTGTTCAGTTGGTACGGGAGCCGGTGCGTTGAAGATATGGGCCACGCTCTCAAACGTAAACGGTAGCTGATCCGGTAAGCCGTGACGGTTTTTCGCGTCCCACGCTGGGCGATGATTAGTGTACATGACACGTTCGCCCCCTTGGGCTTTTTTCTTGCCCGTGTCCGTGGTCATGACGATTGTCTTATAATTCGCAAAGAGCACCATATCAGCCCATTCCTTGACCAGTGGGGCCGTCTTCGAGCTGGTCTTTTGTCCGAGCTTTAATTCGTATCGGTCATAAGATCCCATTTCGTCCGGCTGCTCGAATTTTTTGATTTGTGCGTGAGCTGTCAAAATGACGTTGATCCCGTTGTCCACAAGCTCTGACAAGCTATTCAATAGACGCCCGATCTCTTCTTGGACGTATGTATAGCCCTTACCCCAGCCGAAATCTTCGATCCCGTTCTTTTGGTGCTGTGCGCAAACATAATCTACCGCGAGTTGTTCGGCCCAGTCGATCGTATCAATGACTAACGTTTTGCAAGCGTCTGGATTTACCTTGATAAACGCGATCTCATTCTTGAGCATTGCCCAGCTTGTGGGCTTGTCCATTCTGGCCACGTCCATATTATCGGTTGATCCTTCCGTATCGATGAATACCGGATCCGGGAATTGACTCGCAAAGCTAGACTTTCCGATCCCTTCCGGGCCATAGATCACGACTTTTTGCGCCCGTGCCTTCCTTCCTCTTGTGATTTGCATTTTTTAGTCCTCCTCGTCGTTGTCACTCAAGAGCCCGCGAAGAAAGTTTTCAAAGTGTTTGCGTTTTGCTTCTTTGATCTCTTCCGTGAGATCTTTTGGCTCTTTCCCGTCGAGCGTCTTGAGCTCGTAAGTTGCGGTGACTTCAATTAGTTCTCCGCCAAACGCTTCAGCAAGTTTTTGTATTTTTTCATTTTGTCTTTCGACCGATTCCACGGTATTGGCTGCAGCGTTTTGCAAGGTATCAACCCATCCTGCACTATATGCAAAAGCTCCACCATTGTTTTTATACTCTGACAAATAGTGCCCGTTTTCTTTGCTACGAATAACGACAAATGTTTCTGTTTTTTTCATGATTTTTCCTTCTTTCTGTTTTTAAAAGCCATTTTGCCAAGTTGGCGCGATTGTGTTTAGTGCGCCATTCATTGCTCCGTTTTGAAGCGCATTTTCAAAACTATCGGGTTTAACACTGTACCCGTCCTCGATGATAACCGAGCACTCGCCACCAGTTGAAACGCGTGTCGCGATAGCTTGCAAGCCCTCTTGTTCTAGCCACGCACCGAATTCTGCGAGAGTGATCTGGTCCATCTGCTCGAGTTTGTCAATTAAGACGAAGCCACACTCTGGCTTGAGCTTGCGAACGATAGCCGTCGCCACTTGCAATTGTTGCGATCCGGACATATTATCCCAGCGTTGACCCAAGTATAAGAGCTCGCCATCTTCCACGGATAAGCCCGGAAGCGGTAAGTCCGCGTTTGTGAGTAAATCGCGTTTTTGCTTGCGAATACCTTCAATCACAAGATCTAACTCGCGATACTGTTCACGGTAGCCTTTTGCGTCCTCTTCGGCCTTGTCTTTGTCAAGATTCGCTCGGACTTTAAGGTTGATCTGCTCAATGTTTGTGATACTTTCTTCGATCTCTTGAGTCGATTCGTCGATCAGATCTTGCGTATCTTTGCGAGCGATATCCAAGTCTTGCGCGAGTGCTTGGTGCTTTTCTTGCGCTTCCTTTAGCATAGCTTCCAAGCGATTCACGTCAGCAAGTGCATTTTGATAGTCATTTTCGATTTTCGCTAGATTCTGACGCTTGCGGGCGTTCTCTCCGTTGCGACCGAGGATCTCTTGCTGTTGCTGAATCAGATCAGCAATCGAAACAAGCTCTTTCGGTGCGTCTGGATAGTACGGTTGCTCTTTTGCAAACTTTTCTTTCTGGTCCGCAATGACGCCGATCGCGTGACGCTCTTGATACTTAGTCTTTTCTTCCATTTCAAGCTGGACGAGCTGATCTCCGACGCCGATGATCTGCAATAGAGTTGACGCTTTTTCCTTGTCGTTCATTTCCATAAATTTCGGAAGATCAAGGGCCAGCTCTTCGACGAAGCTATCAAGCAATTTCTGGCCGGCCTTATTTCCGCTTGGATCAATAACTTTCAGATCGCTATTTTTGCCCTTACGCTCAACGATAAGGCCATTTGATAGCGTGATTTTAAGGCTTGGTGGAATCGTTGATCCCTCGCGTTGAGGTTGTGAGGGTTTGTATTTATTGCCACCCAAGGCCCACGCTATCGCGTCCAATACGCTTGTTTTGCCTTGGTTGTTGTTTCCCCCGACAATGGTCAGCCCTTTCGCTGACGGCTCGATCTTGACCGCTTTAACGCGTTTGACGTTTTCAATCTCGAGCTTGTTAATTGTCACCATTTCTTAACTCTCCTTTCAGACGAGCGAGCTCGTCAAGCAATCGTTCTTCCCGCTCAAGTGTAGCTTTCAGAATTTCGGTCTGTTGCAGATTAATAAACCACAAGTGGTTGAGCGCTTTTGATTGTTGCTCGATCTTGCGGGCCTTTTTACCAAACATGGAACGGCACCTCCGGCGATTCGGTATATAGCTTCATATTCTTTCGGCGACTTGCGAGCTCGTCCTCGTATTGCTCAATGACTTGTGCGTTGTGCTCTGGAAGTCCTTCTTCGATAGCTTTGAGCGTTTCACTCTTTGCGATTCTCATTCTTTTCTTGTGGTCCTTCCACGATACGATTAGGCCAGCGATGAAGCACACGCCCCCGATCGCTGCTGTTCCGGCAACTTGCCCAGAAATAATAATTTGATTCATTTTAAATACTCCTTTTCTTTTTCTAAAATTTCGTAAACGTCCCGGACGTCGTACATTTTCTTCTTTCCTTGTTTCCGAAATGCAAGTCCTCGACGTTCTAGCTTTTTAATGTATCCATGATCGAAGCCGAATTTCTTCATTAAGGCTTTCTGATCGAGTGGCATTTGTTTTTCTTCTATTTCTTTTTTTAACTCGTCTCTCACGATATCCACGATCGATCTGAGATAGACTTTCGCGATCTCGTCCGAGATCAAGGGTGGCAAGTTTAGCTCCTCCATTTCTTCGTTCCTCCAATTGTGCGGGCAAGCACTTTCTGATATAATTAAGGTAGATATTTTTTCAAGTGCTCGAGCTTATTCGCTCGGGTGCTTTTTTGTTCATACTTGTTGAACTTTGTACTTAAAAAAATAAGCCGGGATATTCTCTGGATCGATCTCGAGAACTTCGATTGCCTTCGCGATCTCGCTATCTTTCCAAGAGATTTTGTTATTCAGCTTCAGCGATACGCTTCGCTCTGATATTCCCAAGGCGCTGGCAAATTCCGCTTGTGTACCGAATTTCTCGGTAATCTTTCCTAAAAGTTTTGAATAATCGTTGCTCATATTATCCCTCCTTTCTTTTTGTTCACGTCTTATGAACTCGATGAATAAAGTATATCATGCGTCATGAACTTTGTCAATAACTTTTTTCATTTTTTTTGAACTTTTCTTCATTTTTTTTGAACTTTTTTATTTTTTATTTTCTTTTGGTGTGTTATACTATAGTAGAAAAAAGGAGATGAACACCATGAGAAAATATAAAACCGCTGACCGGCTTCGAGAATTAATGACTGAGAGAGGCTGGAAACAAGTCGACGTTATCAATAATTCAAAACCGTTTCAAGAAAAATTAGGGGTCAAGCTCGGAAAAAGTGCTCTTTCTCAATACGTAAACGGAATACAAGCACCAGATCAAAAGAAGCTCGCTCTTTTAGCTTTGACTTTTAATGTCTCTGAGGCTTGGTTAATGGGCTATGATGTGCCACGAGGACGCGAGGTAAAATCTGATCCTGAACTGTCAGGCTTGGATCTCCGCGAGCTGGCCAAAAGCGCGAAAACGTTCGACGGAAAACCATTAAATGAAGAAGATATCGAAGCGATTGAAAATATTCTCGATATATATTTCAAAGGAAGATTATGATAGAAGAAATTTGTGATAAAGCGGGCGTCACGCTCGCTTACTTTGACAACGACTTGTGGCCACGGCCCGGAATGATCTTATCTGATATGAAGATCATTTTCGTCAATAAGTCACTAACTAGGGAGGCTCAGAAACGCGTAATATTGCACGAGCTGGGCCATTTAGAGCACACGACGGCCGAATATACCATAAACCCGATTAAGTGCGAGAATGAAGCCAACCGGGCCATGATTCACGCGCTATTAAAGGAAGAGTTAGCAGCTGGAGATGCGAGCGAGTTTAATTATGTACATTTCATGGAGCGCCACGAACTCAAAACGACGGCCGATGAATTAATGGTAATAGACGAATACTATCGCTTGGTTGGATAAAGGAGAAAAAACATGGACTATAGCAAAATCAAGGATCTTGCAAAAAAAGCTACCGAAAAGACAGCGGACGGAATTTCTTCAATGAATGAAATGAGGAAAAAAGCTGCCCAAGAAACAAAGATCTCAATCGGGAATACAACGATTCGAAAGACAATTGACGGCCTGTATTATATCGGATTTTATTCAGACACTCCCGAGCTGTTTGAGTTTGAGAATTTTCAATTTGAGGGTTCTACTATTATAGAGCACACAAAAACGACCGGGACGACCAAACAGAAAGGTAAAAAAGGGAGTGCGCTTTTAGGCGCTGCAATTGGTTCAGCATTTAGCCCAGTCGGTACAATTCTGGGCGGTGTGATCGGTGCTTCTGGAAAACGTAAAGGCAAAATAAATACGGACACTATCACCACTCAAGAAGAAAAGCCGGGACGCGCTATGTTGTACTTGCGGAATATCGAAACAAACGAAGTCAAGACAATTAAAGCCAAGATCACTAATGCACAAGCAGAAAATATCAAACTGTTTTTCGAATAAAAAAAGCCCCGAGGGCAAGCCACGGGGAAAACATGATATAAGTTAAGTATAGCAAAATCATTTCATTCTTTCAATTGTGCGGGCAAGCCAAAACGGAGGAAGACATGATAAAAAAATATACAACTAAAAACGGGGAGACTCGTTACTTATTTCAGACTTATCTCGGGATTGACCCCGTGAGTGGGAAAGAACGACGGACCACGCGCCGGGGGTTTAAAACTCAAAAAGAAGCCAAACAAGCTGAAAGAAACCTACTTTTAGATGTGGAAGAAAACGGCCTTCCAAGCGCTGAACGGTCCCAGCTATCAAATCCGACATTTAAAGAACTATCTGACCTGTGGTTGGAAAATTATAAAACCACCGTCAAGCCCAGCACCTTTGAAAACGTCCGGTCAAAAGTTGAGAAAATGACTGAAGAACATTTTAAAGAGTTGAAGCTGAAAAAAATAACAGTCGCATACTGCCAAAGAGTGGTTATTGAATTGAGCAAAAACTATATACTTTATAATCACTATCTTTCAGTTATTAACCGAATTTTTAAATATGCCGTTCTAATGGACGTAATCAACTCAAACCCTTTTGATAAAGTTATCAAACCAAAAAGCCGGCAAACTCAAAGAAAGGGAAATTTTTTAACCAAGGAAGAGCTAAAAGAGTTTTTAAAACTAGCGCAAACTACTACGCTTACTTACTTCTTTCCGCTGGTCCATCTAATGGCCTATACCGGGTTACGTCAAGGGGAAGCCCTCGCCTTGAAATGGTCTGATATTGACTTCGAAAATAAAAAAATAACCGTGAATAAGACGGCGGTCCGGATCAAAGAGAAACAAACTCTTCAAACACCCAAGACTAAAAATAGCAAACGCGTAATTTCTATTGATCTTACAACGCTGTCAATTCTGAAAAGCTGGAAGAAAGACCAGATAAAGATTTACTTTAAAAACGGTAAACATTTCGAAGGCGATGAAAATTTCATCTTCACGAATCAGCGGGGCGAGTGGGTACACATTCATAATTTCATTCGTTATTTTAAACGCTTCATCGCTGACCATAAGCTAAAACAGATCACGCCCCACGGGCTCCGACACACACACGCTTCATTGCTGTTTAGCGCGGGCGTTGAGCCTAAAAACATTTCTGACAGGTTGGGACATAGCACCGTACAAATCACGTTGGATCTATACACTCACATAACGGAAGAGCAACGGACCGATACAGTGGATAAGCTGCTTGAATACATGGTAATATAAAAATGTCGTATTCAATACCGTATTCACTCGCTCCAGCGCCTCAGAAAATCAGTGTTATCAAGGGGCTGGGGACTAGTGGTACTATTTTAGCATATTTCAAAAACTGTTTCCATCATTGTGCCATATGTTCTCAGACGTTTAAAAATCGCGTATTTTAGAAAAATATCGTTTTCGTCATTTTTCAATAATTGAAAAAAGTCGTATTCAAAATCGTATTCATTGCCCGCATAATTGAGAGAACGAGCCCGAGGGCTTTTTTTATTGCCGTTATAATGGAAAAATTAAGAAATTGCCGTTATAAACACAAAAAAGCCCCTCCAAAAAAGGAGGGGAAGAAAAAAGATTATAAATTTTTGAACTTACGTTTTATTATTCGTAATAGTTGACTAGATCGTCCTTATCCCAGCACGATAGCCAGATAGGTCCAAATTGCCCAAATTCAAACAAGCGCCAGTAGTAGCCACCATAATAGCCACCCGTGCACTTGTCCGTGATATGGGCTTCGTCGAGTTCGAACGAGAAGAACATGCCCGCTTTAAAGTCTCGATCTGCTCCGTCTGGCAAGTTATTACCGTCCTTATCGACCCAGTTAACCATCGAAACAGGAATACCGTTCTCGGTCCAGTCGAAGCCGACGGGCGCGAGATAATCACATTTGATCTGCCAGATACCATTGACATACTTGACCTCATTTGCTTCATAATAGGCCTTGTCTTGCGGTTGTACTGTCGTATTTGCTCGGTTGTCCGTCTGTGGTGCCGTGTCAGCGTATCGCCAGACCTCGATATAAGCCGGTTTATTCCAGCCGTAGTAGTCGTTCCAAGGGTAAGTATTGATCGCTTGCCCTGTTGCGCCTTGCGTTGAGTAGTCGCAAGAAATGAAGTATGTATCGTCGATCATCACTCCGACGTGGCCACCAGCACCACCAGACGATGACATATCAGCACCCCAGCTCATCAAGATAATATCGGCCGGTTGTGCGTCCCAGTCTTGATTGATACTTACGCGGTAGAAGCCATTGTTTGCGAGTTGTTGGCCAAGCGTAACCGTTGACGGTAAGCCGATGATATTGATTCCAGCTTCTTTCAAAACTTGCGACATGATACCAGAACAATCCCCGGTACCATCTGAACCGTTACGACTGCCCAGCATTGAATAGGTAATCAGCCCGCGACGACTAATAAAACCGTTTACGATAGATTGTTGTACACTCATGTTCGACCTCTCTATTTCTTCCATTCTTCGTTAGCGCGTTTGACCGCTGCTTCGATAAAGGTATTGAGTTCCTGATTCGTCAAGTGGATATTTTGTGACTCAAGGCCCTCGATCAAGCTAGTTTTGGCGTGTTCGAGTTTGTCCTTGCCGTGAATATCCAACTTTTCAGCGACCTGCTCTGTAGCGTTGACTGCGTTTTTAGCCAAGATCTCAACGATCTCGATTGCTTTCTTGCCACCACGCATTAATAAGTATTTTTTAATCGCTTGTACCACGATTCCAGTCAATACTACTAAAATGCTCATTGCTGACGATGTGATAATGCTTGTGATTTGATCCATGTTATTTGTCCTCTTCTATGTTTAATTCCAAAAAGCGCTCAAAAAGCACTTTAATAGCTCCGTTACCGCCCAATTCGACGTAACTCTCGTATAATTTCGATAGCTCCTCGATCTCGTGCTGGTTAGTGTGTCCGCACTTTAATGCGTTCTTTAAGTTCTCCTGCAATCGAAAACGTTGAAGCCGTTGTAAGCCTTTCCCGATCATCGTTAAATTCTTCTTGTTATCTTTCCCGATCTCTTCCACTGTATTTACTGACTTCTCGAGGGTATCGATTTTATTCGATAGACCCTCAAGGCGTTTGTCAGCTTCTTTAGTGGTTTTTGTGCTTTTGAACGAAAAATAACTTGGAATTATAACGACCAAGACGGGTGTCAGCTTATCTACTAATGCTAATAGGTCCAATTAAACCACCCCCTATCAAGCTACTCGCTTACTGGACGGGTTGAGTTTCAAGATCAGCTTTTGGTTCAGTCCATTTCCAGATCGCAAGTTTGCCGTTCTGCTCAAGGCTTGCGAGCTGGTCAAGAGTTTCGCCTTGATATGTAAATGATTGGTTTACTTGGACCATCACGCGCTTGCCTTCGCTGTATTTCTCAACGTGGTTCGGGTCCTCAATTGCGAAGATCGCTTGTGCCGGGTAAGTTTCCCCGACTTTACCAAGGTCTACCAGCTCAAGGCCACGTTTAAAGACTGTAGGATCCAGTGGGTGGTCAACGTCAGTCACACGGGCGAGTACGCTCCATTCTGCCACGTCTTTTACCTTTTGGATCTCTTCGTCTTTCTTGGCCAGCTTCGCCTCGTACTCTTGCGATTGCGTGTATAAATCCTCTTGCAACTTCTTAACACCTTCGACTGGGTTTAATTCGGTCACAACTTGGCCAAGGACGGCTTGAATAAGTGCTTCGTCCGATTCGTTGGTACGGTCCCCGATTAGTACACGCTCAAAGGCTGTGTAAGGGTTGGCCGAGCGGATTGATACAAAGGTACGTCCTTCTTCTTGCAAGTATTTGTTAATGATTTTAAATTCCATATAGTTTTAGTCCTTTTGTTCTTCTAATTTTTGAGCCGTTTCATCGAAAAGTTCTTTGAGCGCTGGATCGCTGTCTAAAACCTTGTTAAACTTAGTCAACAAGTCGTTAGCTTGCTTGCACTGCTCTTGCGCTTCTTCATAGAGTGCTTCATATTGTGCAGATACCATTTCAGAATGTGCTAGCCTAAAGCTGATTTTGTTCAAAACTCGTTGATATGTTTGTTCGTTCATTAATTTACATTATCCCCCCAATTTCCTGTGCCTCGATAGCCCATGCGGTTGAGCATATCTTTAAGTGCCATTTTAAGACGGACACCATTTACATAAATTTCGTCAACATGGATTTCTCCAAGCCGTCTATCACTTCGACCGATTGAATGTCTAGTCCCGTTTTCGTTTGATGGTATCAATCTGTGATGGTTGTCGGTATAATCTGCTGCCTTAAAAATCCACGGGCTACGTTTGCTATTATTGCTCATAATAAGCACTTGATCTCCGACGACTTCTGATAGTGAGTCTGTCGCACTGTTGTAGGTTCTAAATCCAGCAAAACCGCTGTTATGTGACATTCCAGTTCCATCTCGATTCGAGCCTAAAATCGTGAGTGTCGAGTTTTTGACTCCTCGGCTAGTGATCTGTTCGTCATTTATCATTCTGATAAATTGCAATGGGAATCCTCCTTTTTGTCGATTGATTCCTGCGTCGTTATCTAATATGTTTATTTGGCTATTTTGCAGATCGATATTCATCTTGCCGTTTAGACCTTCAATCAGACCTCCTCTGAACGTGAGTCCCGTAAACGTCCCAGATGTCACATTCTTAGCGTCAAAATTGACCACGGTCATCTTAGCAAAGTCGGCTTCGCCCCCAGATAATTTACTAGCTGAAACTTTTTTTAGATTTGCGGAATCGATCACGGCTTCGTCAATCACGGTCTGACCTGTGATATGCGTTAACCGTCCATCTATTCGGTTCGTTCCGTCTGCCAGTACATTGATAGAGTTGAGTACGTCACCGTTACTGTTGAGATTCTTCACGGCCCACGATCCAGCAAGTTGGGTCATTTGTGTGCGTGTGGCTTCGATCAACGGATCGGCTTTGAGCTGGTCAGTTAGCGATAGTGTGTAATCAGACTTGATTGATCCTTTTTCAACTTTGACGTCCCAAACCGATTTTAGCTTATTCGGATCTTTTCGATAAGTATTCACACGCAAACGGTAAGTCCCTGTCGGCTTATTCCAAGTGATCTTGGTCCCAGTCGTTCCAGTCTTCAGATCTGACACGATCTGATAGTTTTGATATTTATCGTCCATAATCCAAAGAACTACATTATCGGATTCTTTAAGTCCATCGTGATGGGCTGTAAAGTTACCGTCTGTTTTAGCACTAACGATGTACTCTTGTCCTTGCTCCATATAAATGGACGTGTTGCCCTTATACAAGATGTTATTATCAAAGTTAGCTGGCTTCTTGTCTGGTTTAAATGGCCCTTTCGAACCATTTAACAAGTTAGCACCATTAGTATTAACATACTGTCCGACCTCCGTCCGGAAGATCTGACTGCCCATGACAAGCCGTGAGAGCTTGTCCGGCATATCTGTCTCACTCTGACCAATCACGCGCTCATAGAGCTTGCTAGTCTCGCTCAAGTGGTTGAACTCTTCGCTATTCATGACCTGCGCCTTGATCTGCTCGGATAACGTGGGCATATCTGGTAGCGTACCGGCTTTCTTGAGGGCATCTTCTGCCTTTGCGTTTGCTTGCGCGATCGCTTGGTTCGTTGATACTTGCGTGTCGTTGAATAGCTTTTCGAGTTTCGTTGTATCGACTTTGAGGATCTTTGGAAGCCATTCCGTACCTGACCAATAATAGAGTTCTGTTTCCTCGCCCACGGTCAAGTATAAGAGATCTCCTTCATGGAGCGTCCCTCGTGGCTCGTCCTTGGGCTTCGTGGCTCCATAATAGTTGGTATTCTTGCCGTTTGCGGAGACAAGCGCCCGTGTGGCCACCTCAAGAGCTCCTTCAGCATACTCTTTAGACTCGGACACGCTTCGCATGATCGAGCCTTCCGACGTGATCGCCTTCTGGACTGTTCCGATATCGTTACAAGTCACCTTGTGGGACAATAGCCGGCCCGTGACGTCGTAAGAGCTTTCGTAAGACACGATACGAATCTTTTCACGGAACCCGATCGTCTCATTAATTGCCATGATATAGTCACCAGCCCGAGGCCGTGTGTACTTATATCCGGCTTGCGTGAGATCTTCCATACCAAGCTGGACCGAGATCGAATAGGATTCGTCGACTTCTTTTTTTAGTCGCTCTAAGAGCTTACCAGTCTCTTTGTAACGTTCATCTGTTACGGGTTCGCCCTCAATCCGGCCATAGATCTGAGCAAGTGGGCTCTCGTATTCAGACGTATATCGGCCTGCGTCATGGTTGTTTTCATCTTTCCACGCCCCAAGGCCCTTTTTATAGGTTATAAAATTGCCGATATTTTTTTCGATCGTAAGCTCGTTCATGTTGAAATTTTTCCGGACGACTGTCGAAAGATCCGTTCCTACCTTTTTCAAAATTCGAACGACCTTACCAGTCACCGAAAACTCGAGGCCTGCTGCTTTAATGATATCTTTAAACATTTTAAGCCGGCTCGCGTTACCGAAATTCTCTTTCCGAATTGCTTTAGCTTCCGCCTCAATAACATAACGATATCCACTATTTTTGAAGATTGCCTCGATATAGACTTCAAAGCGATTTGACCCATTAAACTCTTGATAACAATTCGAGTGCTCGAAATCGTAAAAGAACTGGTGGACCGCGTCAAACGATAGCGAAATGTTTTTGCCTTCGTCTTTAGGTTTAGCGTAAATGATCTTATAGAGCTCGCCATCGAAAGTAAAGCTCCACCCGCGATCGAGTCGCGAAAGAACTTGCTTATTAGATACAATTGTTCCCGAGATCGATCGCTCGCCATTTACTGCGTTTTTAGTCTTTAGCTCGACTTGGGCTCCGTAACCTTTGCCCGTTTCGTCGTAAAAAGTAATCAATAGTCCACCCCCTCTCTAACGATATAATTCTTTAAACCCGAGGATCTTAACGGTCCCCTTAAAATTAGTAAACCAATTGACCGACCGGTTAGGCTTTGGCCGAATAACGAAATATTCGTAATTCGTCCGGTTGTTGACGTTTAAGTCTTCCGTTGCTGGTCCTTGATAGATCGCCGTTTCGACGCCTTTCAAAAGGAGCTTTTGGCCTGATCTTAAAGGCGTTTCTGTGTGCCGGTAAGTAAACCGACGGCCGTCGATCTCAAGGAAGAAATCAGTGTTATCAGCGTTTGCGGTCAATTCCACCACAAAAGGAACTTCTAGCTGGCTAAGTGGTGCCGTGCCGTTGTATGGGAAGCTGTTCGTCGTAAGTGCGAGATCTCTCGGGACTGTCTCGCCATACGGGAGCTCGGCTGTCACGAATGAAAATGAAACATTGTACTTGATTCCAGCTTCCGAATTGCCGATAAAATCAAAATCAATTTGGCCATCTCCCACGACGTTATAACGATATTTCCAGTTTTTGTGTGGTAACTGGACAAGGTTTAGATCACCCGTTGTTTGGCCCGGAGTCTGAAAATCGTAAATATTAGTAACATTTTGGTACAACTTCGTAATATAGAAGCTATCGTCACCCAAGACCCAGCGAGTCAATTCGTCTTTTTTATTTAAAAAGTCCTCCATTGATCCCGCTGAAAGTCTAGCTGTGACTGAGATTTTCTTCTCGGTATAAGTTAAGCCGTCGAAAATATAGCCATTGCGTCCCTTGACGGTTCGCCTTGATAGTTCCACGGCCGGGGACGAATCTTCGACCGTGATATTGTAAAGACCAAGGTCAGAAAGTTTCTGACTTTGGCCGTCTTTGTCAATTAGTAAGTCCATCGTTCCCCCTTACGCGAAATAAGCGTCCAGCGCTTTCTCTCTCGCGTCTTTCTCTTTGATCGTAGTATAGATCTTGTCTCCCACGATCTCGTTATGTACTTCGAATTTTTGGTTCGAAAGTTGCGAATTTTTTACTTCATCGCTCAAGTCCTCAAGAGATGAACGAACGCCCGAGCTTGTCACGCTCGCGCTTGTGGTCAATACGCTGTTAGTCTGATAGTCTTGGTCTGTGATAGCTTGCGCGTATTCCTTGGCCATAGAATAAATATCACCAACCCAGTCTTTCATACCGATATAAAGACCTTCACCAGTAAAGCCCCCGATTTTTTCCATGACGCGTGATGGCGAATGGATACTTAACGCCGAACGCATAATCGAAGCGATACTAGAAGCAATACTGTAAGCAAGTGCATAAAGTGACCCGGCCATCGAAGCAAGACCATTGTATAGCCCCATACCTGCATTTATACCAACCATTTGAAGCAATGCCGGTAACAAACTAAACGAAGCTGAAATTTGATTGCAAGTAGAACCAGCAAGCGAGACTGCTCGAGCCATGCTTGATTGCATAGTGCTAATAAAGGTTTGCATACCACTTTTTGCGCTATTCGTAACATTTTGGAAAGTTGCTTTGTATGACGTCTCCAACTGTTTACCGGCTTGTGTACTTGCTTGCGAAATCTTGTTTAGTCCAGATTGAACGGCTTGAGCTGTTGCGTTCATTTCACTTGTAACAGTATTTTGCATATTTTGATAATTAGTCGTAATAGATTGCGACATTTTTGAGCTCGATTGCTCGGCCTGTTGGGCCATCTTATCAAAATCTGTTTGAGCACTGATTGCCATCGCGTTTGTAGCGCTCGTCGCTCCCACTTGCATTTGTTGGAAGTTGCTTACGACATTCGCGCTTGCCTGTTGCGCGTTCGTGGTTGCAGCCGTATTGACTCCCGTCGTGCTTGCGTTCGCGTTGTTGAATAACTGATTCAACTCATTACTTGCATTCGCGTTCAACTGGCCGATATTACTCGTTACGCCTGTATTCATCTGTCCAGTTTGAGCGAGGGCGTTCGCGTTCATTTGGTTAAATGAAGCGTCAGCATTTGCAGCAAGTTGCTGTAAATTCATTGTTCCGTCAGCGTTTAACTGGCCGAAATTAGCCGAGGCGTTTTGTTGTAACTGAGTTGTGCTGTCCATCGCATTTGTGGCCATTTGGGACATATTGGTTGTAACGCCAGTATACATATTAGACGTTGACGCGATCGTGTTCGCGTTCATTTGCCCGTAAGAAGCCGACACACTAGTACTTGCCGATTCAGCGTCCGAGCTGATCTTGGACGTCGTTTCTGAGCTCTTGCCCGATACATATTCAGCCGTCCCATCAATAGACGCTTTTGTCTTTTCTCCGCCTTCGTCTGACTTACCAGTGATCCAGTCCCAGATCCCACCGAAGAAGTCTCCAATTGCATCTGCGACGGCTTTCAAGGCCTCTGGCACGAAGTTAAGCAAGGCTCCACCGAAGCCCTTAATGATCTCCCAAGCAGCCGAAACAATATTCGGCAAGCCTTTAACAATCGCAAGTGCGAGCTGTACGACCAACTGAGCTCCTGCCATAAGAAGTTGCGGCAAGGCTTGGGCAAGACCACGGATCATCTGACCGATGATCTGTACTGCGCTTTGTGCAATCTGTGGCAACGAACTAATAATCCCTTGAACGAGGCTTACAATTAATTGAATACCACCTTGCAAGACCGTAGGTAAGTTTGACAGGATCGTTTGAATAAAACCTACCATGACTTGAGTCGCAATCTGAATAATTGTCGGTAGGGCTTGGACGATACCATTTACGACATTCATCAGAATTTGAATACCTTGTTCGAGGATCTGTGGGAATTGCGCTTGAATGTTTGTAATGAAGTTAGTTACAATCTGTTGTGCTGTCGAAAGGATTTGCGGTAAGTTCTGCAAGATCCCTTGTGTGACGCTAAGAAGCAATTGCATACCAACAGCGAGAAGCTGTGGCAATGCTGAAAGTAAGCTGTCGACCAAGGTCCCAATAATTGTTATCGCGGACGAGATCAAAGAACTTGCATTTTGGCCCACACCTTGAACCAGACTAGCAATTAGCTGGATACCAGCGTTTACGATAACCGGGAACATTGTCGCAAAACCTTGTGCGAGTTTGGCCACTAGATCAGCACCCGAAGCGATCAAGCTCGGCAATTGACTAGTGATCCCGTTTACAAGGGTTTGAATGATTAATGGTCCTTTAGTTGTTACTGTGGTAATCAACTGATTGATCTGTTGCCCGAATTGTTGATTAATTAGGCCTAAACCAGCGAGGACAAGGCCAAGGATAGCAGCCGGACCGATTGACGCGAGGGCGATTCCCATCACGGACGCGATCCCGCTTGTCATCATACTAAGGACAGATAAACCTTGTGAAGCAGCTCCACCAAGAACGCCCGGAATACCTGCGATCTTACCAGCAAAACTCGAAATGAAGCCTCCGGCCGTGCTGAACGCACTAGACGCGACTGATCCAAGGGCCAACGTCTTACTTGCGACAGTGCCCATGATTCCAGTAAGCGAAGTTAGTCCGCGCACCGCTGGACCGAACGCAAACGCGCCCACAAGGGCTGTTACGGCTGGTTTTACAGCTTGCATGGTACCTTTAAACTTATTCGCTTGCTCGTCGGTCATTTTAGTTCCGTTAAGAAACTGATTTAAGGCCGGGTTGATTGATTCAATAGCGTTTAGGAAGTTTTGGACTCCCTGCGAATTTGAAAGCCTATCAACTAGTTTATCAATCCATTTGACGAGTGTCGTAAGGATTGGAAGGACTGCCGTCCCGACTTTGATCTGGAACGTTTCCCAAGATCCACTCAATGCTTCGACGGCCCCTTTTAAGTTGTTAAGTTTTTCAGCAGCAACTTGCGCCGCTGTCACTTTGTCGATCGCCGCTTGCATATTGTTTGCGCCATCTGCTCCCTCGTTCATCGCGATAGTAGCAGCACGCACTGCGTCGGTACCGAACATGGTTTTCAAGGCCATTTGTTTTTCTGCGTCAGTAAGTCCACCGAGACGATCTTTCAAGACTTGAGAGATCTCAGCAAACGACTTGATTTTGCCTTCTGCCGTGAAGAACTGGTTCGAGCCATCGGCTGTAATGATACCGAGTTCTTTCATCATGTTCGTTTGTGCTTTCGTCTGCGGTTGCAGATTCATAAGCATTGTTTTCAATGAAGTTCCGGCGTCGGAGCCTTTAAGTCCGTTTTGGGCAAAGACTGCGAGGGCGTTAGTGGTATCGCGGAACGATAGACCAAGACCAGACGCTACTGGAGCGACCATTGAGAGACCATATTTCAACTCGTGGACGTCTGTCGCTGACGCGTTAGCAGCTCCCGCGAGTTGGTTTGCTGCTTGTGTGGCCGTCATTCCATCACGACGGAAGGCGTTTAACGCTGTCGACGTGATTTCAGCAGCTTCTTTTAGATCTAACTCGCCCGCTGTGGCCAAGTTTAGGGACGCTGTGAGTCCACCGTTTAGGATATCTTTCGTTGATACCCCGGCTTTTGCAAGTTCGCCGATCGCGTCTGCGGCGTCCGCTGCGCTGAAGGCTGTATCTGCCCCGGCTTTAATTGCAGCGTCATTGAATTTCTTCATCGTTTCCGCGCTCTCGCCCGTCACGGCCTTGATATTGCTCATTTTGGCTTCGAACTCAGCAGCTTTTGAAACAGTACTCTTAATTGCTTGTTTCCCAAGATCAAAAAGCTTGTAAGCAGCAGCCACACCTAAAACCTGCTTGAGCAAGTTTGTTGACGCGCTCGCCGCTTGATTCGTATGACTAACGATCCCAGTTAACGCGCTGACAGCCTTTTGACCTGTTGTCTGAAACGCGTTTCCAAGTCGTCCGCTTACGTTGCTCGCGAGGTTGTTAACTGATGATAAGATCTTACCACCGAAAGAGTTTTGAACTCGATCCGCGAAGCTGTTAGCCTTATTGGTCAAGTTGGTAAACATACTGGACCACGAAGAGTTGATCGGGTTCAATACCTTTTGACCAAGTGCACTCGTAAGATTGCCAGCCACGGACTGAATACGAGCTTCGAGCCGGGCCATAGAGTCCCCAATCGCACCGAAGGCCGTCTTATATGATCCGGACATATTATTAGCCGAATTAGTAAAGACTGAACCTAAACTGTGGACTTTGGAGCTGATCCGTTGGGCCATAGAGTCAACGCTGTTTGCCATCTCAGCAAACGCGCTTTTTGGCGATTTGATCGCTTTTGAAATATCAAAGTCAAACGCTTTTTTAATTTTCGAATTAATACCGGCCCCAAGTGTTGAGACGTCATTTTTCATCGTGCCTAAGACTGACTTAATGTCAGCCGAAACGCGAGTAAATGCCTTCCTTATGGGGTCAGGTATTTTTGCGCCAATGTTAGAAGAGATACGTTGTAGCTCTCCGAGGGCGATTTTGAATCCGCCGGTCAATCCTTGGCCGATCTTGGATCCGATATTTTGGTTACTGTTTGCAAGCCGGTTCATTAATTCCCCGACTTCCCGAATCATCTGATTCGCACTTTTTGACGCTTCCTGTGCCGCGTTTTGAAATGCTTTACGAGTCGAACTCACGACGTCGCTCATTGCTTTTTCATACCCGGTTAAGTCCGCGCCGATAATCGCTTCAATCGATCCATCAAAAGCCATCGCCCCACCTCCTATCTATCTATTTCTGAAATGTTCGTTAAGACGCTCGATCTTCTCGAGCATACCTTGAGAGCTTTCCCGCTCTTCGCGCTGTCTGAATAGACGTCGGACCTTTTCTCGATCTTTTTTCTTGCTCAACTTGCCAAAGTCCGCTTTTTTAGCGTTTAACGTATAGCGTAAGTTAAAAGCAAGCTCGACGAGGTTTTCCCTCTCCTCGATCGCTCGATAATAAAGGCCCTCGCGAATCGCGTCGAGCTCGTTCTTTGTACACGAAAATATAATATTCGGGTCAGTCAGACCCAAGCGAGCGCACTCTATTAAGAGATTGCGTTTCTCAAGCGCCCAATTTGCGCCTCCGTTTGTTCGATCTGAAGTTCCGCTTGTGCTTTGTCCTCCGCTGTTTCGGCTTTGGCTTTGAGGTACTTCAATCCCAGCTCGAGATTTTCTAAGTATTTCGAAACTTTCTCTTTGAAAAAACCAGATTCGACCATCTCTTCTTCTAGTGCTTCAAAAAGTGGCTCTGTGCTTTCTGCTCCGAGATCTTCCATCTTGTCCGCGATTGCTTTGATCGCTTCTTCGTCGCTTACGGCTTTTGCTTTCTTGCTTGCACATAGCTTGATAAGGTCCACAAGAGCTGAATCGTTGCGATCAACGACGCGAAGGAATAGAGCACCGACACCATCTTCATTGCGTGAACCGTCTGGGGCTTGAGATCCCAAGTCACGATTGACCTTGTACATGGTCATATAATCAAATTTGATCTCGATTGCGCGGCTTCCGACTGTAAATTCCATTTAAAAACTCCTTTTTTGTCAAAAAAATAAAAGCAAAAGGGCTTCCGAGGCCCCTTTGCTTGAAAAATTAGCGTGTGATATTGTTGTAATCGCCTGTTGTTTCGCCCGGGTTTTGGTACTCGTAAACGTCGTTTAACATCGCGATCTCTTCCGCTGAAAGTGGGAATTTACCATCGCGCAAGCGTCCAACGATACCGACTGTATAGTTAAGTTCAACGAATCCATCGATCGCGTCCGTGAACTCAACGTCGTCTGTGATCTTACCATAACCAAATTGAGCTGGATAAGTGTCCTTACCAGTTGAAGAATCTTTGACGCTATCGTCAACGATAACGCGCCAGATCTTCAAAGATTCCCCTGTCTTTTGTGCGTCAAGCACGGTTTGAACAGATGGATCTTTAGGTGCGAAGTATTGAGTCAACTCGATAGAGTGCTCATCGGTTGCTTTTTCAAGCAAGCGCCCTTGTTGAGTTTGTTCGTCAATGTATTCGCCACCCATGGTAGTTGTGCCGTCTGTACGGTAAGCTGGAAGCATAGCTCCGTTACCCTTTTCGGCATGGATTGATTGGATAAAGTAAAATACTTTTTTACCTACGATCGGCTTTGCGATCGTAATTTTAATTTTTGCTTTTTCTTCTTCTGCACCCATGTATTAAATGCTCCTTTTAAAAAATTGTGTCTGTTAATGCAATGACAATATGATAGACTTCACGGCCTATCGTATCGTCTAAGAGTACGCTCGCGTTTACGTTGCGATTGTGGCCGATCCTGCGAAGGGCCTCAGATTTGACTTTCTCGACCCCGGCCCGGCTTTCCGTGCCCGGTAAGAAAATATCGATTTGTACGCTCATATCCTCGATAATAAGCCCCGTTTGAGCTGTTTTAGACGTGTCCGAGCTAGATTGCCCGATCACCAAAAACGGCTCGAGTGTGTCTTGTTTAGGTAATTTGAACTTAATCGGGATATTAAGTGGTTTTAATCTTTCGCGTAAATCTGCGAGCATTTTAACCGAAGGCGTTTCGTTTGCCATGAATCACCTCCTAAACATTTTACGAAGGTTCTTAAATAACACTTCGCTTTCTTCCTTAACGGCTGGACCAAGGAACGGCTGGGCCTTCATCTTCCGAGTCCCAAGCTCCACATAGACCGAATAGCCCGCGGGCGACGTTACCTTATAACGTAACATACCCACCCGAGCGACGAAGATCCCGTTTCTCATGAATCCGGTATCGACTGCTGCTTTCATTTTAGCTTTCCGTTCCACACGCAAGGCCGATCGTTGCAATTCTGCCGATACAGCCCGACGCGCTTCCCGTGGCTTGTTTTGGACCTTCCGAATGAACTTGTCCAAGCCTTTTACTGTATACGAAAAACTCATAAGTAAATAACCGTGCTATTATGATGATATTTCTTGCCCTTGATCTTGAGGCGCTGGCCATTGTAAATCACTTCCGAGAAGCCCTTATACGTGCCCTGTAAATGCAACTTGAACGAATCAAAATCATACTTACCAAAGAGTCCCATCATCTCATAACTAGACAATGAATTTCGCATACAAGGGACCGGGGAACTCTTCTTTGTTTCTGTGTTCTCAAGCAATTCGTCCTCCGGCTCTTCCTCAAAGATCAAAGTTACGCGTTCGTTATAGATCATACACGCGCCCCCTTTAAACGAATCGAGCGATTCCGCGGGCCCGATGTTTGACCGCAAGGCCTTTCAATACAGCCTTATGTTCATCTGTTAGATAGCTAGACTCCCAAGTGAAGCTCCGGCCTTCCTCGCTGTCCGCTGTCGCGCCTTCCGAGTTTAGACGGTTGAAGCGACTGACGGCAACGTCTCGAAGAATATAAGCCACGCTACCGGGCAATTCCTCGAGTGCTGTGTCCGAAAATTGATTGACGTAAGCGATCATACGCTCGAAGCTATCCCGTACAATTAGGGTCAAAAGATCGTCTTGTTCTTGGTCAGCTTTGGGAATACCTTTCAGCAAACGAAGCTCTTCCGTTACTTGATCGATATTGATTGCTGTCATCGCTCAAACCTCCTAAATTATCCGCCGGGTACTACTGCTGGCGCTTCGATTGTAGCTTCTACCACACCGTCCGGAATTTCAGCGAAAAGAATGTTAGCGCCAAAGAATACTGACTCGAAAGTCAAGTTATTCAAGTGACGATCACGCGCCACACCAATCAAACCTGTTTCATCTGTGAAGTCCGCAAACAATCCACCAAGATCACCACCAGCAACGTTTAGGTAAGCGAAAACAAGGTTTTCAACGGCTGTTGTATAGATCTTGCCTTGTGGACATGAAGGCATAACAATAACATTTTGCATACCGAGGAAGTTTTGCAAAAGTGTGAACCCGAACACGTTTGAAGCGTCAGACGCTACCGCTGTGTTTCCAAGGTATTCTGCCACGTCAAGCGGGTTAACGAATGATACAAGTGGAGATCCTTCGAACTCGTTGAAAGTGGTCAATTTGCCCCAGCTATTCGCAAGAGCTTGTTGAAGGCTTTTCCCTTTGACTTTTGTTTTAGTCTTTTTGAGGTAAGCCAAGAAGTCTTCTTTGATTCCGTTTTGAATTTCACGAAGCAAGCGTGTATCTGCCTCTGTGATAGCGCGTGACGCACCGTGACGGGCGATCGCTTCCGCTGATACTGCACGACGTTTCTTGAACCATTCTACCGTGTATTCTTGGTCCTTTGCGCGTGTCATTTTAGAGAGCGGAATTGTTTCACCTTCAGCGGTTTTAGTTGTGTCAACGTCCGCTGTCCATTTGTAAGTTTGGATCTTGAGGTCATTTGTCAATTCTTGACGGCGAGTTACCCCCAAAAGACGGAGCAAGTCGTTAATGTTTTTAGAAAATTTATTGACAAAATCAATGGACTTAATTTCGCCAAGATCTGTCATGGTTGTAAGTTTGTTTTCAGCCATATTTTAATAGCCCTTTCTAGTTTTTAAATAGTCCAATGTTTGCAGCGATCATCGCTTGACGTTCTTCGTCGTTCTCAATAGCCATGATCTCCGCTTTCGTCATAGATACTGGGCCCGTACCCTTGCGAGGGGCTTTCTGTGTCAAGCGTTCATCGACGCGCGCTTCTACTGCCTTATCAAAGATTTGTCGCAAAGTGCCGATCTTCTCTTTTGTGGCTTCGGCTGTCTCATCGATCACAAAATCGATAAACTCGCCCGGAAGTCCTTCTTCGCTCAATAGCGTTTGAGTGGCCACGCGCATTTCTTTGATTGCAAGAGCTCGCTCGCGTTCTTCGATCGCTTGGATTCGTTTTGCTTCCTCTTCTTTCGCGCGTTCGTCTTTGGTCAGCTTTGCGAGGCGTTCGCCTTCGCTTTTGGCCTTTTCGATTGCTTCAGCTTGCTCTGCTTCCCAGCTGGCGCGGGCCTTGGCGATCTCGGCTGCGATTGCTTTCCCAAACTCGGCGCGTGTAAAGGTACGCTCTGCCTTTTCTTGCTTGGCTTCGACTTGTTCTTCTTGAGTGACGTCTTGCTCAAGTGCTTCAGTCTCGACTGCTTGTGTATTTTCTGACATTATTTTCCTCCGACGGTTACGCCGTCACTCGATTGTTCTCGTTTTACGTCCGGCGACGAGACAATGCAGCTTTTAACGTCCTCCGCATAGTCTGGACAATAAAAAAAGCGGTCTATTCCCGCTTGTCAAGATACCGGATCACCTCCGATCACTTATCCTTGTCGCCTCGCGACTGTTTAATGCTATTTATGATACCTTCGATCATTCCAGCGATCACGGCCCAACCCACTAATACCACGAAGGCAAAGCAGAAAAGCCCCGCTGTGTAAGATACTATATCCCAGATATTAACCACTAGATCCCTCCTCTTCTATTTCTTCCGCGTCCGGCATGATCGTAGACCGGCAATTGTAATGAAACGGGGGCATATTTACCCCGACTTGCGCGTCTTCGAGCTTGTACAGCTTGTTTTCTTGCGCGATTCGCCGGCATATTTGAGTGGTCCGATCGTCTAGCACGACCAAGATTCTATAATACTCTAGCCCGGCTTTTTGATACCGCTTGATAGTGGCCCGATTAATGACGGCCGTCGCGTCGGTCCTTACCAACGTTTCGGCTCGAGACCGTGCCACATTAAACTCTTTTCGAATTTCGCGGGCCATATCTTGCGGGCTGTCTCCACGTATGAAGCCTTGTTTGAATACTTCTTTCAGCTTTTGCGCGAGGCTGTCCGTATTCCCCCACAACTGCTCGGAATAATTTCGGCCGTTAAAGGGCGTCTTGACAATCTCTTCAAACGCTGGACGGTTGACTGCGCCTGTACGGCCTCCCATAGCCTTTCTGTACGCGTATTCCGCAACGTTGAATAAATACTTCTCGAAGCTCTTGTGAAGCGCTCCTGTGAGCACTCCGAGCCTGTGGATAGCTTCTAGCTGCAAAGCCTCGATTCTGATCGCTCGAGCTGACGCGTATTGTTGGTTCAATCGCTTTAATAGCTCTGGATCCTTTTCGGCCTGCTCGCGGTATAACGTCGCATTATCCACATAGTCGCTCAGATCCTCACCACGAAGGCGCTTCGTTGCGTCTTGGTAAGTGAGTTCGTGATCTTCAGCGTACTTTGCGTAAAAGTCGAACAATGACTTTTGAAGTCTTACTGCCTCGTTGCGGTAAGTTTTTTCTAATTCAGCGAAGAAGTCTATATCTTTCCGGTCAACGTACTCGAATATCTCCCGGGCGCGTGCTTCCCAGTATTCCTCATGGTTGGTCAGCTTCAGTTTCTTCATCTTCTTTATCTTCTTCATCTATCGCTACCTTGCCGGCTTTTGGCTCGATTCGTGGGAGCATTTCAAGCGCTTTTTCCGTTTCTTCTTTCATACGCTTTAGCTCTGCTTCAGCGTCGACGCCTGTCACTTGTTCGAGCATTTCGAAGATTGTTTGTTCACTTACAACGCCGTATAAGTTCTTCGCCATTGCCACAATCTTACTGTTATTTTGTGGGATATTTGGTTTAAAAACAACGCTTGTTTCATTGATAAGGTTATAATTCTCTGAATCGTTGCCCTTGATCTTCCAGATATTCACTGCGAGACGTAAACGACGCATGAGTCCTTTTTCAAAGAGCAATTCTTGCTTGCCTCGATAGTTATCAGACGCCATGAGCTTATATTTCATTGCTTCACCCGACTGTGTGCCTGCAAAGTTGCTGTCCGTGGTATCTGGCGTGAACGTAAACCGCATGATATCTTGTACTAGTCGTTCTTTATACGCTTCAGCCCCTGCCGTGTCGTATGACTTGACGAGATAGTTCGCGCTCGGGCTCGATCCACCCGGGATCGGGTTATCGTCGAGAACTAAGATTTTAGCTTTCTTGAACGCTTGAGATACCCCAAGGCGACCGTTTGGATTGATTCGGCCATCTTCTAAGAAGTCCTTATCATCAACCCCGGTAAACGGGTTCCCCGAGATCACCAAAAGAGCCTCGTTACTGTCTTGCTGGAAGTTCGCAAGCTCAGACTGTGATAAGTCGTAAGCGTCGATCGAGTCCAGCACGGCTTCAAACGCGCCTGTCCGATCCGTGTTATTGCTAAACTCATTCACCGGTACGCCATTAAAGAAATGTTCGCTTGTTTCTTTGAGATGAAGCGTGTCCGTGTCTTGGTTATCGTCCACGTACTCGTAAATAGCGTTACTAGTATAGACTTTTACAAAATCGCGTTTGTGGCCGTTACCGTAACTGATAGAGTAGTAGTTGATAGCCATCAATGAACGTTGCTCGTAACTATCGTCATAAATGACAAAAGTTTGCTCCGGATCCATACGATAGAGCTTAACCCAAACCGAGCCGCCCTCGTCTTGGAACGTATTCAAAAGCTCATAAGCACGGCCATAGATCGCGAGATCTGTCTTGATCGCGACGTTGTGGTCCTTTTCGTTGTTTTGCTTCGAAAACTGGTCAATCTGCTTTTGGATCTCCGCGTTCTCATTCTTATATTCGACCGGGTTCCCTAACATGTAACCTTGCTCGAAAATAGCAATGTATTTTGCCCAGTCACTCGCGATTCGGTTGTCCGCGCTGTATGGGTCACTTTTCGCTTCTCTGTACTTGATATTATTATCAGCGAGATAATAGCGTTTCAGCTCTTTCAGCCGGTCCAATTGCTCGGATCTGTGCGTTCCGATATAGTTTTTAAGACGCTCGATCCATTTCTGGCCTTCGTATTCGATCGTTTCAAAATCTTCGGCCGTCATGATAAACTGACGATTCGCGTTCTCGTCGAAGCGTCTCCCTTTAAGGAATTTCACTTTCTCTTATTCCTCCTTTTAGAAATAGTATTGTGCGCTTTGCATACGCTCTTTTACTGTGCTGCTCGTATCGTATACGTGTTGCGAATAGATCGCGTATCTTACCGCGTCTAGTACGTCGTCGTGCTCTTTCAGTGGTTCGCCTGTGCGCTCGTTCCAGACGTATTGATAGATCTCGTCTTTGAACTTGCGGACCTTATTTGAAACGACAAAAAAACGGCCACCCTTCATGAGTTTGGCCACCTCTTCAATCCCAGATAATACCGACTTATACGCATTGAAACACTTTAGACGCTCGCGGTTAAACCGTCCGACGTGCTCGGGCCGTGCGCTGTCAGCCCAGAAGAATATATCGCCATAACGCGCCTTGATATCTTTCGCAACGTCCACCCAAAAGTCAATCTCTTTGTACTGGTGCGCGTGTTCCTCTAGTATGTACACGTCTCCGGCCTCAGTTTGTCCAATGACAACGATTGAGCCCCAGTGCTCATACCCCCAGTCAACCCCTGCATAGATCTTCGCGAATTGCTCGGGCGCTTTCTTGACGTACATTTCCTCTTTGAAGTCACGATAGACCGCACCTTCACCGATCACCCATTTTCCGTAAATCCCGCGCTCGGTAAACATACCTGAGGGCGTCGTTGCGATCAAGTTGTCCACATACCGTTGATTTAAGAACGTGTTATCAAAGATTGTAAAATGGTTCGCGATGATCTTCTCATCGTCTGCCTTGTCGATATAATCGACCTTGAGCCAGTGTTTCGGGTGGTCCGGGTTGGTATCGCATATAATACGCGCGCCGTAACCGGAGCAACGTTTTAAGATCTCGTCAAAAACCTCTTTATTCGCGAGTGTGGCCTCGTTTACGTATGCTCCGAAGGCTGTCATACCCCGGATAGCTTTAAGGCCCGCTATGGACCCCGTAAACGTCGTAACGACGTACACCCCGAATAAGGTAAAGTTTCCATGTCGGTCAAACTGGAACTCGTGTCCGTAAGCGTCTGTGATCTCGCGCAATATGTTTGTTTGGAGCGTTCCGGACGATACCGCACCTAAAATGTACATAGGCTTTTGAACTCCGACTTTTGCAGCGTTTTTCTTGACCCGTTTCAGCTCCATCAAAAACAGATCATTGTCGAGCTTGGTTTTCCCAGCCCGTACTGCCCCGTGGTTTATCATCATGTACCAATCGCGAGCGATAGAGCGACGCAAGATCCCGATCTGTTTATCTGTGTATAATCGATCAAGAGCCATCTTTTATCACTCCTTCCAACTTGTCGAAGTAATCGGACATGATATCTTCAGAAACGACATTGCCTTCCAAGGCTTGCTCGCGTTTCTTATTCTCGAGTTGCTGGGCTTTAATTCGTTCTTTCTGCTCTTTCTTATCGAGATTGTCTTTCGTTCCCTCGTTGCCGTTCATCTTGGCTAAGAGCTCAATCGCTCGCATATCGCCTTTAAGGGCCTTTTGCAAAAGGACCGTCGCGATCGCCGTCTGGTTAGTCGCGTTTAATCCCTTTTCCTCGAGCGCTTCTTTGAGCTGTGGGCTGAAAACGTCCATCGCCAAAATGTCATTGACTTTCTTTTTTAGGTCCGCTTTTTCCCTTCGAGCCTTACCGGAGGCGATACCGCCTTTTCTCTGGATCTTTCTCTGTTCTTCCTCTGTTCGTTCATTAAACGGAATCAAGTTTTCTGTTCCATCTCTGGGCAATTCTTCCCCTCCTTCCTGTTCAAAGAAAAAAGCCACAAGTTTTTATACTCATGACTTCGTTTTATATTCTAAAAGAGGGGCTGCCGTTTTTATTTCGGCAACAAAAAACCCCAATTAAGGGGCTAAAGTTACGTAGAAGCCCGGATTCGAACCGGAATCTCCTCAATCAAGGCGTAATTCCTATATACGACTATCTACGTTTTCTTGATATGATTATACCACTCTTTTTTGACCCTTTCAACAAGTTTTTTCTCTTTTGGCGTCAAATTAGTTGCCCTCTTTTTGCTTTTCTCAAATTCATCATGATTATAGCCGTGATGGGCATGAGGGCTTATCCCTCTATGCACATGATCCAAGTCAATTTGCTTGTTACGCTTATTTTCTTTATCAAAATAGATAATACTTTTAGGTGCGTTTTTATTCTTATCAATTAACGCGTAGACTCTACCTTTTGTCATTGTTTCCATCGGGGCTTTTTGTGAACCTTGCTCGTTTTGAATAACAAATTTGATATTCCCCATTTTATGAACGGTTTTATATTCCGTCCCATATAGTTTACCTTTGTTACTTCTTCCGGAGCTTGCACCGCGTCCACCCATGTCTCACCTCACTCTAATTCGTTGAGCATTTACAAAACCGCTATTAAAACCGTTACGTCTTGAGTTATGGTGCTCGTTAAAATGTTCAGCCCAGCGCTTTTTCATTTTCCCACTCTGAATCTGTACCGCACTTTTTCCGTTTGGCTTGTATTCCTCAAAATATTTCTTTTGTCGCCAACTACTCCGTCTACTTTGAAAACTTTCGCCTTGTGTTCGAGTTATCCTACGATCGGACTTGTCATAATTAATCGTTTGTCTTGACCCTATTCGCTTCCATTGTTCGCGTCTCTCGTGATAGTTACTAAATAATTTCTTCTTCAGTCTGATCTGGATCGGATTCAGCTTCGACTCTGTGCTTTGTGGCAACGTTCCAGCATTGTTCACCCCGCCTCCGCCAAGTCCACCTTTTTTCGTTTTCTTGCCTTTACCACCCGAGCTTTTAGCTCCTCTTCCGCCCATGTTTCAATCTCTCCGTCGTTTCATTTTCGAAATAGTGTACTTCGATATCTCCATAATCATATTCAACCGCGCCACCGTATACGATCAACCTTTTAGGCTTTAATAGCTCGATCATGACGTCCATTCCGTCACGCCATAATTCCATTTGACCGCTATTGTTTTTGACCCCGATTGTGCTGACCGCAAGTGTAGCGCCCTCCGGCAACCCGTCAAAGCAAAAAGAAAAGCTGTCCAAATACGCCCACGATACCGTGGGAATAACCGTATAGCCGTATCTTTGCATGATCTGACCAATTAACCTCGAGCGATACACGTTCCACACTTGCAT